TGCACCAGATGGGCCGTATGAACGACCTAAATGGATGCCTGAAAAGTTTTGGGATGATGATGGCCCAGACCTAGAGAAGATGGCTGAAAGCTATAACGAACTTGAGAAGAAATTTTCTCAAGGTAAACACAAAGCCCCAGAAAAATATGATGTCTCTTTTTTGGAAGAGGCTGGTGTTCAATCTGTCGATGAACTTGCAACATTTTTCACTGGATGGGCTAAGGATAATGGTATTTCACAAGCAGCGTTTGAGGATTTGGCAGGCAAGGTTCTTGCGATGGGGGGCGAAACGGCTGAAGCTGAAACGATGTCTCTTGCACAAGAAAAGAAAATGCTAGGCGACAACGCAGATGAGATTATTAAATCTAATCTTACCTGGGCAGACGGCTTGATGAACAAAGGGATTATCTCTGAAGAGGAATTGAATGAGATTGATATTTGGGGAGGTACAGCTGTAGGTGCTAGGCTTCTTCAAAAAGTACGTTCAATGACTGGAGAGAATGTAACCATCCCAACTACTACTGCTTACTCTGCATCTAAAGAAAGCGAAGATGACTTTAGAAACAGAATAAACTCTAAGATGGCTGACCCAAAGTATGGAACAGACCCAGCTTATACTAGGGCAGTAGAGAAGGAGTTTGAGGACAGATACAAATAACTTTACAAGATGCGCCTTGTATTGTATAACTTACACTGAACGATAACTGTAACCAACAGCCGTTCTGGCAGCTGAGAAATCAGCCGTTGCGGTAGCGTATACCGTAGGTTACAGCCCAGGCTTTCTGGACAACTGTTGCGAACAATAAATGTAACTTTTGCTAGGAGGCAATTATGACAACAAGAGCAAATCTGTCACCAGCCTTTGTGCAGCTTTTTGATGCTGAGGTTCATCAAGCATATCAAGGAGCAGCAGTTTTGACTGGTGCCGCCAGAACCAGAACAGGTGTTGTTGGTTCTACAGTAAACTTTCCTAAGGTAGGAAAGGGTCAGGCAAGCGTTCGTACTCCAGCTACCGATGTCGTACCGTTAAACAGTACGTTCTCATCTGTCAGCTGTACGCTTACTGATTTTTATGCAGCTGAGTACAGTGACATCTTCTTGCAGCCGAAGATTAACTTTGATGAAAGGCGTGAACTTGCACAAGTAGTGGGTTCAGCTATTGGACGTAGGCAAGACCAAATCTTGCTTGACGCTCTCGCAGCAGCATCTGCTGGCAGCACTGTTGCCAACACTGTTGTAACATCAGGTTCGGCTACTGCAAGTGACCTCAACATGGGTAAAATTATTGCGGCTAAGAAAGCACTGGACGCTAAAAACGTACCAGCTGAAGGCCGTCATATGATTATTCATGCTAACAACCTGGCAGCTTTGCTTGGTGATGAACGTGCAATTAGCTCTGATTTCCAGACTATTCGTGCGTTAGTCTCAGGCCAGCTATCGGCCATGATGGGTTTCCAATTCCATATTTTGGGCGACAGGGATGAGGGTGGTCTAAGCATTGACGGTTCTAGCGATAGAACTTGTTTTGCTTTCCATACGTCAGCAGTCGGTGTTGCTGTAGGTATCCCTGCATCAACTGAAATTAACTATATTGCTGAGAAGACATCCTTCTTGGTAACAGGCAAGCTATCAATGGGTAGTGTCGTTATCGACACAGACGGCCTTGTTGATGTGACTTGTCGTGAAAGCTAGGAGGTACTGCTATGGCTTTTTCTCGTGATGGGTGGAACCCAATCGGTGAACAGTCCAAAAAAGGTACTGCTCCACAGCTGTTCACTTACACTACGACAGACACAGTAGCTACTGTTAACACAGCGGCATACTTTAACGATGTGTCTTCTGAGGTATCTGTAGGTGATGTTATCATTTCAGTAACAAGCACTGGTGGTACGTTGGCATCATCAATTCACACTGTTGTATCTAATGCATCAGGTGTGGTTGACGTATCTGACGGAACAACCATTGCCCAAACTGACAGTGACTAAAATAACACAGTGGGGGGCGGCAACGCCCCCTACTACTATAAGGGAGAACTAAATGGCACAAGGCGATACTGATGTAAAAGTTTGTAACAAAGCGTTACTGCTTCTTGGTGTTGAAGCCATTACTAGTTTTTCTGATGGTACTCCAGCTGCAACAGCCTGCGATACCATTTACAAAGAAGTTAAGTTTTCTACATTGGGGATGTACCGTTGGTCATTCACCATTGCTAAACGTGAACTCTCAAGAGATACCGCAACCCCACAAAACGAATGGACATATCAATATCTGTTGCCAAACGATATGCTCATTGGTGTTCCTGAAGCTGTAAGAGTTTCAAGCAACCCTGGTGGTTTGCTTTACAAAAACTGGGAGATTGCACAGGCAACAGGTGGTTACTCAGTATTGATGACTGAAGCAACTGAGGTACACATAGATTATCAAAAGGCTGTGAGCGAAGGCGGTATGCCTACTTACTTTATCCAGTTACTAGCCTATCAGATGGCTTGGCACCTGGCTGAGGTTCTTACAGACCAAACAACTAAATCAGAGTATTGGCGTACTGTTGCGCTAGGTACTCCAGCCGAAGGACAAAGAGGAGGGTATTTCAGGCAAGCGGCATCTATAGATAGTGGGGGGCAGACACCTTCTGTTGTTGGTGATTATCTGCTTACTGATATCCGATGAGCCGTGTTCAACAATACCAGTCTTCATTTAGCATAGGTGAGATAGACCCTCTATTGAAGGGCCGTATCGACCTACAACAATATTACACATCTGTTGAAAACGCCAAGAATGTTTTGTTTGAACCACAGGGTGGCTTCAGCAGACGACCTGGATTAAAGTTTCTTCTAGACCTTACGAGTGATGGGGCAAACAACAGTCATCATCTAGTACCTTTTGAGTTTTCATCAGAGACTAGTTTCATGATTGTGATGTCTGCGTTCAACCCAGCATCAACTATTCGTATGAGGTTCTACAAGAATGGTACATTGCTTACCAACATCAATGGGAGCGGTAATGCGTACCTGGATTTCAGTGTGGGTACTCTTTATAGCGTTGGTGCTTTTGACTTAGCCAGGCTAAACTTTACTCAGTCAGCTGACACATTGATTTGTGTCCATCCTAACTTTGTGCCATTCAAGGTTGTCAGAGGCGCAACAGACACAACATGGACAGCAACTAGTCTGGCATCTGAACTAACTATTCCTAAACACGCCTTTACGCTTTCAACAACTAGTCCATCTGGAACCATTACACCTAGTGGCGTAGATGGAACGGTTACCATTACTGCATCTGCAAGTATCTTTAGTAGTAGTGATGTAGACCAGTTTCTTGAAATAGATAATGGTTTTGGCAGGGCTAGAATAACCAGGTTCAATTCTGCAACTGAGGTTGAAGCGGTAACAGAAATACCGTTCTTTGACACAGACGCTACTAGCAATTTTGTTAAAGAGACAGGCTACGAAAATGCCTGGAGCAACAGTAGAGGCTGGCCTTTTACAGCAACCTTCCATGAAGGCAGGCTATACTTCGGTGGCGCAGATAGTTTGCCATCAACTTTGTTTGGCTCAAAGGTTGGAAACTTTTTTAATTTCAAAGCATCTGAAGGATTGGATGACGATGCAATCAAAATCACTCTTGCTACTGACCAGGTAAACACCATTACTGGTTTGCGTTCAGGTAGAGACTTACAAGTATTTACAACAGGTGCAGAGTTTTTTATTCCGCAAGGTGACCTAGACCCAATCACACCAGCAAACATTGTTGCTAAGTCTAGTACAAAGCGAGGAGCAAAGCCTTTTATCAGACCTCAGGCTGCTGAGGGTGGCACGTTGTTTATTCAGCGGTCAGGCAAAGCCGTTCGTGAACTATTGTTTAGTGACGTAGAACTTTCATATGTTGCCAACAACATATCTCTTCTTGCATCACATTTATTGATAGACCCAAAGAAACTAGCATTGAGGGCCGCAACAGATACTACTGAGGGCGACTTGTTCTTGGTAGTAAACGGAACTGATACAACTGGGTATCGTGCATCTAGTCTGACACATACAGGCGAGATAGCAGCGTTCATGTTAAACAAAGGACAGAACATTGTAGCACCGTCACACTTTAAAACAGACGGTGACTTTGTCGATGTCGGTGTAGATATTGATGACATCTATGTGATTGTTAAGAGAACTATAGGTGGTGCTACTAAATACTACCTAGAGATATTCGATGATGATTTCACTACGGACAGCGCAGTGCAAACACTTTCTGGTTTTTCTGGTGCAACATACAGCGGTCACTCTCATCTAAATGGTAAGACAGTAAAGCTAATCAGGGATGACATTGTTGATGCTGATGCAACAGTATCTAGCGGCAATGTAACAGCTGGCGGCACACCCACAACTTATCTAGAAGCAGGGCTAGACTACGATGTAGAGGTAAAAACTAATTCAGTAGAACTAAGACTGCCCAGCGGCTCTGTAGCCAGTCAGCAAAAAAGAATTTTAGAGGTGACACCAAATTTATTTTTAACACAGAACCTGACAATCAATGGACACACAACGCCATTACAATCAACTGGGTTGAGCGGTAGCGGTGGTGTTTCATCATTTACAGGTAAGAAAAAAGTAAGTGGCCTTCTTGGGTACTCCAGGGATGCACAAATAACCATAAGCCAGAACCAACCAGTCTTTATGACGGTTCTGAGTTTAGATTACAAAGTGAGTGTAGGACAATGAGCGGCCCAACTTTAGCAGTAATGGCAATCGCATCAGCTGTCGTTGGCGGCTATGCACAAATACAAGCAGCCAAAGCACAACGTACTATGTACAACCGTCAGGCTGATATTACAGAAAGACAGGCAAAACTAGATGGCCTTGCATACAAACAGCAAGGCGTAAATGTTTTGAAGAAAATGAATGCGGTACTAGCAGCTAATGCAGCAAGGGCAGCGGCTGGCAATCTAGACCCTTTCTCTTCAGGTGATAGCCATGACGTTATCGCAACTTACAATCTCAGACAGGGCGTAAATGATTTTACTATAGCAAGAGATAACCAAACTATCGCTGAGAAGATGGGCAAGTATCAGGCAGACAACTATCGTTATGCAGGCCAAGTGGCTGTGTCTAACGCTAAGACTATGGCTGTTGCTAACATTGGTATGTCTTTTGTTACAGCTGGTCAGGTATATGGCACCAGTGGTTTATCAGGAATGTTTGCATCTAACACTGCAAGCACGGTTCCTGTATCTGGCTTTAGTCAGCAAATGTTAAACACGCCCAACTATGGCAATACTGGAATAATGGTGGGGTAGATGGCAGAGCAACTTAGATATGAGCAACAACTACAGCGGCTAAATATGCCGAATGTAGATTTTGCTGCTGAGAAAGAAATAGCCAGAGGCTACCAGCAGATATCTAACAAGCTAGACCAGATGTCTAATTTCTTCATGCGTCAAGCTGAAGGAATGGCAAAGATTGAGGGTGCCGAATACGGTGCAGAGAACGCACCTACAAAACAACAGATTGAAGACGCAAAGTCTACAGGCGTTGAACTAGAACTGCCTGGAGATAAGTATAGCGTATACGGTAGGGCTGCACAGAATGCTGCGCTAACAGCTGTGTATGATGATATAACCCTGGCGGCTAAGACACAAATACTTAGCGACCTTACAGATTACGAGAAGAGAGACTTAGACCCATCAGGTCTACAAGATAAGTTTAACACTATCATTGATGGTTATGCAGCTACGTTTGATGCAACCTCACCATCCCTGGCTAAAAAGTTTCGTGCTGAGTTAGGGCTGTATGCTTACGGCAAAGTAAGCACGGAAAGCAGCGCATTTATCAAAAGAGAAAAAGACCAGCGTATTGTTACATACGCTACAGCTGCTGAACTATTCCTGGACAACGGCCTGCGTACATTGATGCTTGGCGCAGTTAATCAAAGCGTTACAAATGAAGCTGGTGATGTAGAGGAGACAGCAACATCTGGCGAAACAATATCTGACCTTATCATTACAGAGAAGAAGAAGATGCTGACTGGTGCTATCAGTGTAGGTATGTCAACCAGCCAGGTTCAAACTCTTGCTGACGCATTTGATGCCAGGGTTCTACAGATACAATCCAATATCGTTCTAGAG